CGTGAAAGACTACACTGTCATTCCTCATACCGAAATGAGTATCGCCAAGTATCGCTATCTTCATTTATTCCTCGAACAGTTTTTCAAGGTTCAGTTTAGGCTTGGTCTTAACCTTGCGAGCAGTCTCGAAGTTTTCAATAAACTCAGAGATGTTTTCATACATCTCGAACTGTCTGTTGATGCCGTCTTCACCTTCGAGTTGATCGAACTCGTCAGTGACACCAACAATCTCAGTCGACTTGTACTTGACGTACAGTTGCTTCTTCTCGCGTTGAATCCTTCGTAGGAATGCATAATAAACTATTTGCGTGAAGTAAGCAAATGGATTACTGGACTTGGCAGGATCAAAGTTATCTGCATACATCACGCAGTTCTCAATAGCATCTGCGATCATCTCGTCTCTGAATGTATACGAAAGGAAGTTAGGCTTGTGAGAAAGGTTCTCAGCAATCTTCATAAAGCACTCACCCACATACTCAGGCAGGCGAGGTTTCTTCTCACCAGCCTTGGCAGCTTGCTTCACATCCTTCTTGTATGCAACCATTTCAGACAAGAACTTTTCATTATCAATATAATTTCTTCTAGCCATAAGTATTTGACGAACTCCAGTAATATCGGTATAATAGACTATGTCGTGTTTGATAAGGGTCAGTGTATAGGCTTTCCCTTCTTCTCCAAGATTGCTTCCGCTAGCGATACTACCTTCGCCGCTGCCTCTGAAGCATCAACCTTTTTCTTTGGCGTCTTACGCTCTTCCACTTCCTCGAACAAGTATACACACATCTCGGTATACTGATCAGCAAACTCATCCTTAACATCCAGTACATAGAGCACTTCGCTCTTGGGAAGCACCAGCTTCTGTTCCTTGACGATAGTCGGTGGCAAGTATTCCCTGAAGTTGAGCATCTGCCTACCTTCATCATACATAGATACTACCATCAACAATACTGGCTGATGCATTTCTACTGTATCTTCTGTAGTAGTCATCTCCGCAATAACTTCTTCGTTGTTACGAAGGCGGATGTACTTGATATTCTCTCTAATAGGTGTAGTCATTACAGACTCACGTTCTGAATCTTGACTTTGAACTTTTCTTCTGAATACATTTTCATTCTTTCCTCGTAATGCTTGAGCGTAAAGTTTGTATAGGAGCCATACCGTAGATCATCAGCTATGTCATACAGGAAGGCTTTCTCTTTGTTATCGCCTAGACGAAGACCTCGACCAATAGACTGTAAACTTCTGACTCTACTCTTTGTGGGTGAGGCGAATATAATATTATGTAGGTTTCTAATATTAATACCAGTCGAGAACGTACCGTAGGAAGCAACAATTATCGCATCGTTTTCTTTTTCTGTGATATGACGAACTTGCTCTCGATCTAACACGTCAGTCTCACCACATACGAAGAACACTTTCCTATTATGCCGTATTTTGTCAATAATGTCAAACAAGACCTTACCGTGTTTTTCGACATACGTGTAAAGGATTAGCGTATTGCCAGTCAGTCCTATAGCCAGGTCTCGTATATAGTTGTTCCTTGTTTCGTTCGACACGAGGAAGTCTATTTCCTCTTGGTACGAAATACCCTTAACTGTTTTACAGACTTCTTGAGGATACTTTAGGACTAGAGCATTTATTTGGAAGTCAGCAAGATGTTTCTGGTCCATCAGTTCTTTAGTAGATACGATTTTCTTCACTGGACCAAACAAACCTTCTAGTACCAGTTTGTTCACCTTCGTGCCATCTAGAGTACCAGTAGTTCCTATACGATAATCGCAGTTGACCAGTTTCGTCATAATATCAGTCAGCGACTTGGCCTTGAACGTGTGAGCCTCGTCGCCAATTACAAAATCAAACTGTGAGAAATACTTTTTCGGCATCTCGTAGATTGACTGCCATGTTGAAATTGTAATCGGCATGTTAGGCTGCTTATCAAAGCCAGCATAGATCTTTTGTACATACTTGTCTGTATTAAGACCATACGACTTAAAGTCTCCAGTCATCTGCTCAACTAGAGATACAGTAGGAACTATGAGTAGTCCACGCTTCTTACCGTTAGCAAGTAGCCATGACATGATCATGTAGATCATGAGCGACTTGCCAGAAGCAGTAGGAGATATTAGAACGCAACGCTGTTTAGATAGAGCGTGCATAAAACCCAGCAGCTGATAGTCTCTGGGTTCAAAGGGAAGCTTGAGTTTAGTGGTAAAGTCTACCTTGGGATCTGCTAGTTTAGAGTCTATCAGATTAGTAGTACAAGGATAATCGTTGAGTCTACAGAATTCTTCAACGTGACGGTACAACCCTGCATAGATCTGATTATTCTTTAGGTTGAACAGTCTTATTTTGCCATCCCAGTATTTGTTACGATACTGGGGAGAGAACTGTGCGCCAGGAACTTCAAACGTAAAGAAGTCTGATAGTTCCTGCGCTATAGATGGTTCGCAATCAACTTTAATGTATGAATTGTTTAGTTGCTCAATGTTGACCATTTATGAATCGTTCCCAAGCCATAAACTCCTTCAGTTGCCAAGTACGATTGTTGAGTTCTTTCATAACATTCAAACAAAAGTTCGCGGCTTCTTCGTGATAGGCTTTCTTTCGTTGTAGATTAGTTATATCTATATCACCGTCAAGGTACGTCGTGATGTCGCTCTTGAGCACAAACGGGAACGGTTCCCAGCCATGCTTCTTGAGTTCTTCGTCATCCATCTTGCCCGTATAGTATGCCCACTTGATCTTCTTGAGCTTTTGCAGTTCAATAGACGCACGCTTCGCCGCTAGATTATGCAGCGTCAGGAACTTGTTGTACTTGTTATGCAGTACTGGGATACGAATAATTTCAGTACCAGGATCAGTCTGGTCGATCTTAGAATCAACTGCCCAAGACTCAATCACGGAATCCAAAGAAGGTGCTTGCATTGCCATAGTATACTCACATCAGTTACACGTTATTACATTATACTGTATAACGATGTAATCGTCAAGTCATTTCTATATTGTAATATGAGAACCTAAACGTTGCAGTTGCAGTAATGATATTCTCAGCGCTGTCAGTTGCGTTAAACTGTACCGAGTCAAGGGATGTTGGGAACAGATCCTTGAACTTTATGCGAATATTAGGATTGTTCTTGTTCGTGTAGACAGTAACTATAGCGTCAGAATACTGAGGACCGCCACCATTAGCAGCTTTGTTAGCTGCATATGAATTCATTCTCTTGAGGTTAGCGTACTCTTGAAACTCAACTGGGAAGGTCATAGCTCTGATCCAGTCATGTATTCTTAGCCAAGAAACAAGATCTTCATCAACTAGAAATGATATGCTTAATACATCGTACACTAGCTTCTCGCCTGGAACATACAGGTCGATAAACGGTGTGGCTCTTGGGACTTCGCTGAGCGAGACACCAGGCAGATTGACTGACTGACAGTAGTATGTTGTGTCCTTAATCATATCAAAGTTTAATCTAAACTTTGTAGATTGTAACAGATCTTTGTTAACTGGGTTTCTAGCTGTGACTGCTGCCATTATTGTCTCCAAGAGTCATTGTTATTTAGGCAAAAAATGGGGGAGCCGAAGCTCCCCCAAGTTCACACTATTATTTTATAGTTATTATTAAGCAGGTCTATTAGCCGTGTAGATCAACGATCTTGAACTTGCGGTAGTAGACGTTCTTGCCAGCTTCGATCTTACCCAGATCTGCGTTCGATCCACCAGCGAATGGGTTAGCAACTAGACCATAGCGGGTCTTGAAGCCAATCTTAGGCTGGAAGGTGTCTGGGTTAATCGCACGTACCATCTGTAGAGGAACGTATGGGCAATAGAACATGCCAGCGTCATAAGGAGTTGCACCCTTATAGCCGACAACAACATAATCCTGACCCGTTACCGAGTATGGATCAACGTATACCTTGATGCGTCCGAACAGCGTACCAGCGAAGGTATTGCCCGTATCGTCAACAGCCAGGTTCGTGTTGTTTGTCAGAGCCGAGTTGTAGTCCAGAAGACCAGTCATTGCCAGAGCCGATGCTACGTCTGTCGAGACGATCAGCATGTTGCCCTTGCCACGACGGGTGTCCTTGGCGATCTTGTTGCTAGCACGCTCAATCGCGAATAGCAGACCCTTGAACTTCTCAACTGCCCAACGGCCAGACGTATCTGACGACGAAGATAGGTTGAAAGTGTTTGTCGTTACGCCAGTGTAACCAACGTTGGCGACGGTGTAGATCGTACGAACAACTTCGCGGTTGATTTCAGCAAGAATTTCCGTCGAAAGAATATTCGACAGCTCTGCTTCTGCATCTAGACCGTGAATTGCCTTCAGATCCTGGGCCAGTTCAAGCGTATACTCAGCCTTCAGAGCGCGAGTCTTAGCAACAACCGATACAC